CACACCGACTGCGACTGAAAGCGGAACCGAGAAGGTATTGTTCGCGACCTCGTCCGAGCCTGCGGGCTGGAGGGTTGCTGGCAGGGACCATGCCTTGGTACTCCCTCCGCTCGGGTAGACGACGATCTCCCGTGCGTTCATCAGGTTGTTCTCGGGGTCGCTGTGAACCCCGGTGAACGAGTCGGCGAACGAGTTGTTGGCGGTGGCCGGGCCGGTCAGGGTCGGCGCCAGCGGGGGCTGGTTGACCGGGTCGTAGGTCAGCAGCATGTACGGCCGGTTGGCCGCCGTCGGGTGGTCGAACGAGTAGAAGATCGCCCGCTGCTTGACGTCGGTCTTGCTCGGTGTGGTGATGACGAAGCCGTGCCACGCCCCGCCGCCACCGGCCGATCCGTCCGGCATCTTGACGTTCTTGGGGACCATGCTCTTGATGAGCGTGGTCACGTCGATGAACAGCCACGACTCGTCCTGCACGTCGCCCGTGACCGTGTTGATCAGGAGTTCCTTGTCGACCCGGCCGGTGTTCGCCACGTCCTCGTATTCGGCCGAGTCCCACGTGTCCTCGGGGTTGTTCCCGCTGGCCCACGCCTCGGTCGCCAGCGCGACCCTGATCTTGGCGGCCTCGCCGACCGTGAAGTGGGTCGAGCCCGTCTCGGTCTTGAGGACCAACTCGGCCTTGACGAGGCGCGACACCGAGCGCCAGACCGAGGTCGACGGCGTGGCCTTCGGGTCGCCCCAGTCGCACTGGAGGTACGAGCGGTAGACGTTGTCGACGCCCGTGAAGCCAGCCAGCAGGTGCTGCTCGCCACCGCAGCCCCGGGCGATGGTGCCGTCCTTGTGCTGACGGACGACCTTGGACTGGTTCGACTCGGCTCGCCGGGTCAGCGCCATGTCAGGCGAATGCCTCGCTCCAGAAGATGCGCGAGCCCGCCGCGAGGGTGGACCCGGTCCGGTAGTAGGTGAACGGTGACGTGAAGGGCTTGATCGGTGGGTTGATGGAGGCCGGGACCATCGGTCGCCGGTTCTTCGTGGCGAAGGTCACCAAGTCCATGCGCAGCACGAGCGGGTTACCGACGCTCAGACCGGTCGACGACAGTTGCTCGGTCATCAGCACACGGTCATCGCCGAACCAGCGGTACGCGACGTTGGCGACGGCCTCGATCTTGATGCTCATGTCGATGCCGTTGAGGCCCTTGACCCGGAACGCCCCGACGGGCGGGATCGACGTGCCGATGACCAGCATGATGTTGAGCGGCGTCTCGTAGTCGCCCCGGTTCTGGGCGGTGGCAGAGATGCCGGGCGCGGACGTCGGGGCGCCGTTGACGGCGATGCTCTGCTCGGGGTCGACGTACACGCGCGGGTCCTTGGCGATCAACTGGACCTGCCATGGGATCACGGTCGGGCGCATGCCCGCCTTGGACGGACCGGCCAGCCCGCTCGACGTGTCCTGCCGATCGCGGCTGATGCTGAAGCGGACCGGCGCGGCCGGGCGCACATTCATGAACAACGGGACCACCCCGGCCGGTGACGGGAAGGACGCCACGTCCTCGGTCGACTGCTGGTAGTGGAGCGGCAGGAAGCCCCGGTCACCGGGGCTGTCGAGGTACGCCGAGGTCGGGCTGAAGACCGACCGGAGGACGTGCAGGAAGTCGAACATCTCGGCCTTGTTCGTGGCGTACACGAAGCCCGACATGTCGACCGACCGGCCCCCGAGGTAGACGTCCGAGGCGTGCATCCCGTCACCGGCCGCCCGCTTCTCGGTGTAGCCGACCACGTTGATGCTGGAGTAGTCGACCGTCTCGACCGCGATCCCGCGCTGGAACGTCTTGCCCGCCACGTTGGTGACGCCGTTGAGTTCCAGACCTCGGTAGGAGATGGACTTGCTCAGGTCCATCGGGTCACTGCTCGTACTTGCGGACGACCCGGTTGAGTCCTCGCTGGCGATCCCAGTCCTGCACGGCGCCGCCCGCCATCTGGGTCATCTGGGTCGGGCTGACGTCGGTGTTGTTGGTCTGGCCCTGCCACTGGGCGAACAGCGCCCGGTCGTGGGTCATCAGGTCGAACCCGCGCATCCGCCCGTACATGCGGACGAGGTACTCCTCGCCCTCCGACAGGGGCAGGGTCGGGCTGACCCCGGCCGTCGAGGTGTAGGGCAGGGCGCGAGGACCGTAACCGCCCACGTTGACGCCGTTGATGTCGCGGTCCCAGTAGTCGATGACGTAGCGCGGCAGGGTGATCGTGCCACCGGTCGCGTTGCGCCGGAACAGGTAGCCGTTGGTCGGAGGCTCGCCCATGGGGACGGGCGGGATGTCCTCGTACCAGTAGGTGCCCCGGCTGTCGAACCACGTCTTGACGACACGGAACGGCAACTCGACGGGGATGTTGTAGGACGACGACTTGATGACGTCGCCGGGTCCGTAGGCGATGGGGACACCGACCGACACCTCGACCGGCGCGATGCGGTTCAACTCGGTGATCGCCTCACGCACGAAGTCCTCGACCTGCGTGTTGGTGAAGACCGTGTGCGAGTCATCCGCGAGGTCACGGTAGACACGGGCCACCATGGTCGCGAGCGTGGTCATCGATCAGAACCCCTCATCGAGTCACGAGCCGGTGGTCATCAGACCACCGGCTCGCATCGTACTCTCCGGTGCCGCCCCGACTACGGGACGATGACCGCCGAGTAGGCCCGGTAGCCGAACGTGTTCGACGCGGGGCCCATCGCCGGGGTGCCGTCGAAGGCGACCATGGTGTAGCCCATCATCCCCTTCCAGCCCATGACGCTGCGCTGCGCCAGCGGGTCGGCATGATCCCCACCGCGTCCGACGCGGTACGCCTCGATGGTCTGGAAGTCGCCGCAGACGTACGCCTCGGGGCCGAAGACCACGATCTTGTCGGGCGTGCCCGCGTTGAGCCGGTTCGTCTCGATGAACCGGATGCCCCGGAAGGTGCCGATCTCGCCGTTGAGGAGCGCCTTCGGGTTGGCGTACTTCGCCGTGTCGGTCCAGCCCAGTTCGCCGACCTGCGTCATCACCTTCGACGCCGTCTCCGGCGTGATGAAGGCGTGATACGTGCCGTCGCTGAAGGTCGGCACGTTCCGGCGCTTCAACTGGGTCCGGGCCTCGACGATGCCCTGCGCGAAGCCGGTGGCTGCGATGGTCAGGGCAGGCGCCGTGTTGAGCAGGGTGGCGAGGGTCGTCTCGATGTAGTCGATGGCGTTCCACGCCAACTTCTCGGACGCCTTCGCGTACAGGTCGAACGGGCTGAAGATTTCAGCCAGATCGGTGATGGCCGTGGTCTTGCCGACCTGCTTCCCCGTGAAGGAGAAGGTGTCGAACAGCATCTTCTCCGTCTCGGGTGGGACGCCTTCCAGCAGTTCCACCGCAGCGGTCAGGTCGGCGAAGCCGGTGTACACGAACGCGTTCGTGCCCGGCACGTGCGACGCGGTCAGGTACTGGTTGCCCGGCTGGGCGAAGACCGCGTCGTTGCGCAGCGTGTCGAGCGTGTTGCGCACGACCAGCGCGGTGACGATCTTGGCGAAGTCGACGTTCAGACCACCGGTCGTGAACGTCTGTCCGGGGACGCCAGCACCAAGGGTGCCCGCGTTGGAGACGATGATCGGTTCGGTACCAGCAGCGGTCTGGACAAGTCCACCGCCCTGATTACCACCGGTAAGCGGCATCTGGGTTCCCTCTTAGACGAGGCCCTCCCGCTGTGCCGCTTGGAAGGCCGGTGTGGCCCGCTTCAGTTCGGCGAGGAGTTCCTCTTTGGTCTTCTCGTTGAGCGGCTTCGCACCACCACCCGGCATCCCGGTCTGGTTACGCGGCGCCGCGTTCGGGTCATTCAGGGGCGCCACGGGTGCGCCCTCGTAACGCGCTTCAAGCGCGGCCAACTTCTCCGGGGGCAAGTTCGTGATGGACTCACCCAGAACGGCGGCCGTCATCGGGTATGTGGCACGAAGCGCCTCGGCTTGACGAGCCGCGCGCTCCTTCTGGAGTTCCGCCTCCAGTTCCCTGACCCTTGCAGCCTCGGGCGTCTCACCTTCGGGTGGCTTGGCGGGAGCCGACTTCAGGTCTGCGATCTGGGCCTGAAGGACTGCCGTCTCCGCGTTATGGGCGCGAGCCTCGCCACTGAGGCGGTTCCTCCAGAAGGCTTCCACTTCCTCGACGGTCTTGCCGGTCATCGACTCGACGGAGTCACCCGTGGAGCCATCACCCGCATCGCCCGTGGAGTCGGACGTAAAGCGTTCTTCGGTCACCTGTTCCTCCT